GTCTCGAATCCACGTCGTTTCCCGCCAAACCCGCTCCACGAATCTAATGAGGGATTCCATCCACTAAGGAATTTAGTGTCATCTTGAAATAATATGCCCGCCGCGCTAAAACTCATCCGCCTTCTTTGTCCGAGGACTTTAGAAAATGCCAAAAGCCGCAATACAAATTTCCGGAGAATTTCGTTGCCTTCATCTTATGAAGGATTACTATGAACGAAATATTTTACAAGATCTAGAACGGCGGGGCTATGCCGTTGATGTCTTTGTACATTGTTGGAAGCGCGATGAAACGTCGCTGGGTACATATCCATTTGAAGGGCGCGGCGACTGGCATAAGACAATGGCAGTCTTTTCAAATGCCGATGGTGTAAATTTGTTTAAACCAACCTCCTATTTATTTCAAGAACCAGATGAAGTAACCATATTGAAAGATAAAAATAGATTTGTAAATATGTATTATTCCATTTTCATGGCAAATCATTTACGAAAGATATATGAAATGAAAACTGGCAGCAAATATGATCTCGTGATTCGGTATAGAACCGATTGTATTGTAAATGAACCACTTCTGAAAGATTTACCGCTACAGACATCATTTCTAGTAATTCCTAGATCAACGAAAACCACTAATTGCGATGGACCGTGGAATGATGGTGATGATAAGCATGTCTGCGACTGGCTCGCCTACGGAACTCCTGACTGTATGAATACATACTGTGATACATTTATAGGATGGGTATCTGAGAATGAAACACCTGAAGGTGAGGCGTGCCTTGCCATTTATTTATCACGTAATAATCAAAAAATCATACGCTCCGACTTATCCTTTTTCATCGTTGAAGGAAACGGTCAAATACGGGGTATACTGCGTAATAGTACTATTTAAAAGAACTGTGAAAAGACAAGCGAAGAAGATAAATGTCTGGGCGCGGTGTGACGATTCAGGAAATGGAGGATGTTTCACGGACATTTGGTGGTCCGGACTTCAACCTAAGCGGCGACGTAGGTAATGTTATAGATATAACGGATAACTCCGACATTCTTGGTTTAAATATGTTAGCAAACCAGTCAAAAATTTCAATTGGTCCTCGGGAAAATTCATCATCATACAGTGCGCCGCAGCAGGTCCAGGTGCCGATGGATTCACAGCAAATGTCTGAAATTGAATTGTCGCCCCTGGAAAACCTTGACACGATCACGCTAAATATGGACCCTAGCACCATGGGTGCTAATATACAGATAAATAAGGAACAGGGTATTTACAGCAATTCACAGAGTGCATCGGGTCCTGGTATCAGCTTGACGCCGGCGCAGGTTCACAGGAATCCTGAGGAGGAGAAAAAGGAGAAGATCGAATACTTGAATAAGCTCCAGCGCCTTGAGCAAAAGGGATTTCCTGTCTCTAAGCGATTCACAATGGACAATAATCTGGATGAGATCAAGCAGGAATTCAATCGCCTTGTAGATGCGCGCAACCTGGAGGGCTCTCTCCGTTTTCAAAGACAGGCGCTCATGGGCGTCGTGACGGGTATGGAGTGGATGAACAATCGGTTCGACCCGTTTGATCTGAACCTCGAGGGCTGGTCCGAGTCTGTACACGAAAATGTAGAGGATTTCGATGAGATCTTTGAAGAGCTCTATGATAAGTACAAGGACAGAGGAAAGATGCCGGCTGAGGCTCGCCTCGTCTTTGCGCTCGCCGGCTCAGGGTTCATGTGTCACGTTAGTAACACCTTCATGCGTCAGCGTCTTGGACAGGGCATGGACAATGTGTTGAAGAACAATCCGGATCTGGCGCGCCAGTTTGCGGCGGCGGCGGCAGCGGAGGCTGGGTCGGGTTTCGGTAACTTCATGGGCATGGCTATGGGACAACAGCAGCCGCCTGGACCTGGCTTAGCCCCGCAACCGATGCAGCAGCAAGGTCCGACCGGCGCCTTCTTCGGTAGTTCAAAGCAGCAAGGCGCAGCGACACCGCAGCCTCTGACACCGCAGAATATTGCGTCCGTTGAGCCGCCGCGCACAGCCAGGCGAGAGATGCGCGGACCGAGTGGTGTGGATGATATCTTGAAGACGTTCGAGGAGGTCCGCCGCGCCGAGGCAGTCGGCAACTTTGAGCCGCCTCCTATGTCCATGGGTGCACCGCCCGCCATGAATCAGCCTGCAGTCCAGATTGCGGCTGAGATGGAGAGTGTACATAGCGGTGATCTCGGCAGCACAACGGAGTCAAGTAGAGGTGGCGGTCGTGGTCGCAGACGCAGACAGCCGGTCGGCAATACAATCACTCTACAGGGTTTGTAAAAATAAGTCTAATAAATAGGTAGTGAATGAGCAAGAATAATTCGGTAAATATAATAAAATCTCCAATTGCTGTCTTCACATTTGGACGTTTTCAACCCCCGACAAGTGGTCATAAAGTACTAATTGATGCTGTTTCAAGAATCGCTAAGGAAAATGGTGGCGATGGATATGTTTTCGTTTCAAGTAAACTAAATTATGCTGGTCATAAAAATGTACAAGCAATTACGAGAAATATGAAAAAAGCGGGAAATTTTACATCTACGGGAAATAATGAAAATCCACTTACAGTTGATGTAAAGATGACCTATTTGAATAAAATGTACCCCAGTGAAGAAAGAGATATTCGTTTTATCAATACAACCAAGGGCGACTGTAGAACAGTTCCTTCTGTCTTTCAAAAACTGTTTGATGCTGGATATACAAAAGTCATTATGGTCGTTGGAAGTGATCGCGTGGAAAGTTTCGGCAAATCATTTAGCCGAGCCAACGATTCAGTAACAGTTGTTTCTGCAGGCGAACGAAATCTTGAAAACGAGTCATCAAATGATCCGACAAAAATGTCAGGTACAAAAATGCGAAAGGCTGCGCTCAGAGGAGATGTTGATTTTTTTGGAAAGGGTGTGAAGATAGGCTCGATGACAGATAGAGATGTTATTGATCTTATGAATTTAGTCCGTGCTGGGCTTGGTTTTCCACCCTTTGAAAGAAAGGGCGGAAAACGAAGAAATACAAGAAAACACCCAAAGATCTAAGAGTTTATCTTTTGCAGGTTCTGCATATAAATAAGTTCTGCAGTAAAAGGCTCTTTTTGCTTTGATGGCTCTTCTTTCGGCTGTACGCGCGCCTGCTTCTCCATGAGTTTTCTCAGAATATCCTGCTCCTCAGGTGATAAGCCAATTTGTCCCTCTTTAGTTTTTTCAGCAGCTTGAGGCGATCCCAGGTAAAACGTACTGTTTTCATTCAAGAGAACGGTCATAATAAGAACAACAAAGACTGTCATGATAAGCGCCACAATAATGTTGCGTGTTGCAACAAACAGCACTGTAAAGATTAGGCAGCGCCTGATCCATGGATGCTGAAAGAATTTTTCTTGTTCTTTTGACATTTCCATTCCTAGGAAGCGACCACCCAAATTGAGAAGAAGCATCATTAGTCCAATAAAATAAGGATTTGTGTTAATGCCCATAATGAGACCTTCAAGCGGATTTAGAGGTCCTATTGCTGCGGCAGCAAGAACCGGGGGCATAGTCGCCATTACTCTATCCAGGTTTGAGTTAGTTTATGGAGATCTTCAAAATAGAAGAAAGCTGTCAGAGCAACCATGGAGGCTACATACGGACTCCAGGATGCCGCCATAAAGACGAGGAAGACAATCGCTAGGCGCCAGATAGGATAGGCATAAAGTTTTACAAGTCCAATGCTGTAAGGAGATTCAAAGATAGCACCTTCAAATACATTCCAGATGAAAAAGACTGCCGTAACAACTACACAGAGGATTGTGTCTATTTTTTGGTGGTCCATTACGCTCTATCTACTATGTGGAAACAGAGCTATTTTGAACACTTCCGGAATATTTACCAGAATCGTCCTGTACCGCTTGTGTTTTGACGTTATCCTCCTCAATGAGTGTGGGATTTTCACCTAGGACTCGCTCAATGAGCCACTTGTTTTCTTTGGGTATGACACGCACATCTGTATTAAATCCTTCCTTGACTGTTTTGCTGCTTCCGGCACCGATCAAAAGACCGGCAAAGAGCGCAAAGACGAGTCCGAGACCCCAGCCGTATCTCTCGACCATAAAGTACGTAGCAGCAACTAACAGTAGACGACCTAGAGTTGTGTCTGACTGCTTTGCTATGTCAGCGGGCAACTTAGACATGAACACAATTCCTAGAAAAAGTCCTACAAAGAGTAATATTTCAAGCGGAGAACCGTACTTTTGTAAGAGATCCGCAAGATGTACTTGGAAACCACCCGACTGAACTTGCTGTTTCATCTGCTCCTGGCGCTCAAAACATTTTGCCAGAAAGAGCAGGGAAGGTCCGGAGGACTATGGAATTTTGTACACTTGAAGACGCATTTCCAGATTTTCAAACGAAGTCGAGCGCCAGAAAAGAGGAACGGAGAAAGGCGAAGAAGTGCAAGGGTCCTGCGCAGACCTTTTTACAGTCACAGTCACCGGTAACTGACCCCGACCGTCCTGCTCAAATACGCATGGAGGAGGTGTCACCGGTCAACGAGAAGACTGGGCTGAGAGAGCATTCTCCGGTAGATGCTCCGCAGGCGGAGCCGTTTTTGGACAGTGGCAAGGAGTACGAAGAGTTGCTCTCGTCTTTAAGTAAAGTACAGGACGAGGGAGAAAACAAGCCAAATAGACAGATTGCGGGTCCTACGAAGCTGGACAAGGGAAAGCCGCCTGCTTTCTTTGGCGCAAATGAGGACGATGATACGACGGAGGGTTTTGCATCATTTACCAATGTCATTGGTGATGATCCGGGATATAAGCTGTCACCGGATTTTACACAGACGTTTAGTGCAAAAGGACTGGCGAAAGCAACTTCTTTGCAAGCTGCTGATCGCTTGCCGACCGAGGACATCAACACCAACATGATGTGGAAACCGATGACAAGCGGCGGCTCTACAGCGTTCTTTCAAAAGGTGACCTCTAGACCTGCACAAGTACAACCCTCACCTGAAGATGGGCGCGACGTAATTAAGAAGCTGGATAAAATTTTCGCACGCTTAGATGACCTGGAAAATAGGAAGAGTGAGAACGCAAATACGGAGGTGGTTCTGTTTGTAATGAGTGGTCTCTTCATTTTGTTTACTATGGATTTGCTTGTGCGAAAGGCGGGGAATGTTCGCTTGGTACGTTAGATTGAATACCGATAAATAAATGCAATTTGATTGCTTTTATTTAGTGGTTTTTATGCTTAGTTATTTAATGGCGATTGCGACGGGACGCCTTGCGATTCTTGCGACTGCCCTTGCGATTCTTGCGACTGCCCTTGCGATTCTTGCGGCTGCGCTTGCCGCCACTGCTTGAGGAGCCTGTGTATAACCGTGCGCCACTAGCTCTCGCAGCCGCTAGGCGACGTGCCTTCCCTAAGGCGTTAAGACCTTTGGGGTTTTCTAATCCAGCCGCCGGGGGAGCTAAGCGAGCCTGTAATGCGGGATTATTCACTGGGCTTGCGAGTAAGCCAGGTGCACCAGCTACACCTAATGCTTGAGCTACAGGATCACCAGCTACACCTAATGCTTGAGCTACAGGAGCAGTATTCGTTGCAGTTACCTTGCCATTAGGACCCATGTTTAATCCACCAAGTGTATTTATCACGGCAATTCTAGCATCATCGGCAGACATTCCTGTGGCTACAAGTTCACGGGTCCATCTTTCAAGGGCGTCAGGGGCAATATTCTTTATACCTCTATTGTAATAACTACGCTTTATAAAACGTAAGATCGACTGTCTTTGCTTTGTGCGTCCTGAAAGATAGTTTCTAGCGCCTAATGTTCCTCTGCTTAAAGCTGATGACGCGCGACCACTTGCGTTCTTTAAACTAGCGCCGAACGCACCCAGACCCTGAGATATACGAGTGCCGAATCTTCCGAGGGCACCGCGAGTGCGATTTACATTTTTATTAAACTGTGTCTTACCGTTGGCGTTTTTGACCGTGAAGTAATTTATCTTCGGAAATGTGAGTGACGAAGGCCACGCGATAGGAGGCATCGCCGCGAGCAATCCCATCAACTTATTTAACGCCTCCTTTACAGCCGCATACGCGGCGGCGCACTTTTGAGACCGGTTTGTACCCTTTGCCGCACCCTTTACGCAATTTCTCGCAATTCTGGCAGCACGTTCGAGCTCACTTCCTGCATTCGTAGCGGCTTCACCTACCTTATTTGCCGCCGCCTTTACCGCCTTTCCAATTCTGATAGCACCAAGCATAACCGCTTCACCAGCAGCACTCGCGCCGGCGGCACCCGCTTCACCAGCAGCAGTGAGACCTAAAAGACTCGCCTCAATGGCTGACTGAATTGTCTTCTTGCCTGACGCAAGCGCATTGCTAACGGCTGTAGAAGGCTTGGAGCGATCGAGGAGTGTGTCGATCTTTGCAAGAATATTTTCTTCGCATGGGGTACACTTAAATGTGTTATAAGGATTACCGCTGAGGGCTGGCAAGGCAGCAATACCAGCGGCTTCGGCAGCAGCCTTTGCGGCAGCAGCTTCCTTAGCAAAGTGAGCAGCTGCAGCATTTGCGGCAGTTGCGGCAGTTTGTCTCTGCGCATTTGCGGCAGCTTGTCTCTGCGCATTTTGACGAGTAGCCTCAGCCGCACCAAGAAGATATTCTTGACGTTGCAGTCCCCGATTGCGAACACGTTGGAGAGCATTGCTGTTCGCCGGAGCTAAGGGATTTCCAGTAGCTGAATAAATACCTTGATAACCAGGCGGTGGTGGGGGCGGAGGATTACCTGAAGCACGCAGTTTCGCGGCAAAAGCGGCTGCGGCGGCTTCCGCTGCGTTATTGCTTACAATAGGATTTTGTTCTGAAGCAGGTATTTTAGGTGCTAATGCCTTCGCTCGAACTAACGCGGCAGCCGCATTATTTGCTTCTTGGGCAGCAAAAGCTGCTTTATTGAAACGCGCAGCTTCCGCAGCTTCCGCAGCAGCCTTATTTGCGGCACGACTGTTTGCTAAAGCAGCAACATTCAATGAACCAGGTGTATTAAAAACATTAGGGGTTACTCCAGCGCGAGCCGCTCTCTTGGCATTGTTTGTGGCACGTCTTTCTGCTAAAGCAGCCACATTCAATGAACCAGGCGTATTAAAAGCACTCATTTTATTCTGATTAGACCCAATATTTTCTACAAACGTATTGTTTCCATAAAGACCAACCGGAGATACAAACGCATTTACATTTTTCTCAGCACGAGTCGCTCTTTTCAGAGCCTGTTCAGCAAGCCGTTTATTACGTGGGCTATTCACTGGTGATTCAATTTCAATCGCTGAAAAAGGATTATTACCAAGTCCATTGTTAGCAAGTAGAGCTTTACGTGCCGCATTTCGCCTTTGTATCTCAGCATGAAGCTTCTCTGCTTTTCTCGCTTGGGCTCTTGCTAATCCAGGAGTTGTGTTATGCCTACGTCTATTTCTACGCGAAGATGATGGAACGACTCCAAAAGGATATCCACTTGGACTAATTGCCGGACTAGCGATTGGCGGGCTAATTGCCGGGCTAATTGCCGGGCTAATTGCCGGGCTAATATTTGGTCTAGCATTAGGACCCTGAAAAAAAGAACGACCCTCATTCATATTCCAAATATTTGGTTCATTTCTTGCTGCTTTTCTTTGAGCCTTTATGATATTATTTTGATTTTTAGGAAGAGCTACTTTTGCCGCATTACGCGCTCTTTGATTTGCTCCATTCGGCGCTGCAGCCGGTATCGGAAGATTGTTATTCGATTCAGCTATAGCTTGTAATGTTGGATTAAATCTACGATTTGCTTTACGAGTTTGTTCAGAAAGCTGACGTGCTGCATTTGCCGCCCTGACTTGATTAGCCCATATAGCTTTTTGCGCTGCATTAGCTTTTGCGGCATTAGCTTTTGCGGCATTGGCTTTTGCGGCATTGGCTTTTGCGGCATTGGCTTTTGCGGCATTATTATTTATAATTCTCTGTGCCCGTTGCCGATTTAACATTACCCTACGTCTTTGTGACTCATTTCTATTAGCCGGATTATTAGGAAATGCCGCTAATGGCGTTGGTTTCTGTCCCAATAGTGATCGGAAATAGTCCATTTATAAATGTAAAGATTTAAATCCACCTATGCTTGGTAAGCGTCTCTTTCTTCTGCCACCATCTTGCTCATTAATAATTTTTTGGCGTTCTTCATCGTTTTCTTCATTTGAAATACTTTCAGTACTATTTGAATTTGAAGTGTTAGTCTCAACCTCAAATTTCTTCAATATATTTTCATAAAGTTTTAAATGAACTTTCTGTGTAAAAATACGGGTATCTTCGCATTCCGCTTTTGTTAATAAAACCGAGTCTTTAAAACACGATGAATGACCAATATTTTTCAAAAAATTAGCAAATTCGCCCTTCCAGCCCTCACCAAATGTTTGTTTTAAAAGTTCATCTGTTAGTTCAAGAGCATCCTTAAATTTTTTTTCACCTTCACTGTACTCAGCATTTTCCCAATCATTGTATGTAACTTCATTATAAGGACGTATTTCAAAAAAAAGTCCATCGACAGTAATTTTAATATCTTTTGATTCTTCTCTCGATGAACCTGGAAGTTCCTCCTCCTCTTCATCTTTTTCATCTTCTTCATTCTCTTCATTTTCTTCATTTTCATCTTCTTCATCTTCATTTTCTTCATTTTCATCTTCTTCATTTTCATCTTCATCTTCCTCTTCTTCCTCTTCTTCCTCTTCCTCTTCTTCCTCTTTCTCTTCATTCTTTTTCTCTTCATTACGATTTGCCTCAACTTCTGCATTAAGATTCGCTTCAGCTTCTTCTTCTGTTTTTTTGGGCGGTCCTTTTCTAGCATTCTTAGCTTCGTTAGACATGTTAACTTCTTCAACATTTTCCAAGTTGTTATTACTTTTAAATCCCAATCGCTTTCTGATAGCTTTCCCTGCATTTTTTAAAATACCAGCCCCACCCTTAACCGGTACTATAATAGCCGCTTCGCCGCCGCTGAGCATAGATACGTCAGCGAGACTACCGCCACCCTGAACTGCTGTAATTGGAACACTTTCACCACCACTCAATAAACTTACACTTGGATTAAAATTCGGAGGCGCTTGATCTCCCATCTATTTAGAGGACACCTAAGCAATTGTTGCAGTTTTCCTCTATAAATAGATGACCGACGTCGCAAGCCCAGGAAACATGATTCGTTTTGACCCCGACCCCCAAACTCGCCGTAGAAAGATCCACTGCAAGCAAGAACTCATTGTACATAGTCTCCAGCGCTTCTATGCGCAGCGCACAGACATCAACGAGATTCTCCCCATTCTACTAGGCACATCCGCTCTCTCCCTCCGACTCATTGACTGGTTCGTGACAAACTATGCGAAGGCACACAATACAGCCTACATCTTTGAAGGACAAGAGTTTCTCGTCTACACGAATTACAAAAGTCAGCTCAAAGCCTATAGTAAAAAGCTCTTTGACCCTTTCTGTCGTCGCGAGCGAATCTACTTTCAAGTTCCCGGTCAGCCGTCCTTCTTGACAACCGTAGGAAAACTCAACTTCTTCCGGTGGGCTCTAGAAAAAGGAGTTCTCGATTACCTACGCCTGAATACAGCAACCGTAGAGGCTGAAATGAATTCGCAAATGCGCGAGAATGCCAAACTCCGGAAGACCACGCCTACAAACACAACGACAACAGCATCATCACAGCAGTCGCAGCAGACAACAAGCACACAGAGATCAACGACCCGCAGGCGCCTTGTGAATAAAGAGCAAGTGTCTGCGAAACTGATGCAGAAACATACTCTTGAGATTGAGATGCGATTCGATTAATTCTTCCGGTATTTTGCCCCAGGGTCATCAAACGCCGGCTTGAGTTCTTCATACGCCTTCAGCGTTGTAATATTCTTCTTTTCAATAACTTCGGGTGAAACCCATGTACTTTGAAAACCACGCTGTAAAATTCGCTTCGATTCACGGACCCCACGATCCTCCTTATCTTCAGTAATCGCCGACCGCAATTCCCTAATTGCGTTACGGGCATCATGAGACGGTGAATAATTCTCAAAATAGGGATTCTGTGTAAAATCATCCTTCCCAGCCACCATCGTTGGATTCTGCTGATACGGCGCACTCAATGTATTACGGCTCGCAATTGGATTCATGTCGCCTAAAATTGCGGCGCCGTTCAAATCCGGGCGATTAAATTCTAAATAGGGCGCATCAGTCTGCCAGTATTCAAACTGCCGAGCATTTACAGCATCACGCGTCGACACTTCTCGCCGAGTTCTCAAAACCATTTGTGGTAAAGGTACCGCGGGTTCGTATTGTAATGGGAAAGGTTGCATCTATCTAAACTATCTTGAATACTCTTTTTTAAGAGAATGTACCCGTCAAAACTCGTACCCTATATTCTGAGGAAAAAACAAACAGATACACTGACAATCTACAAATTTTCAGTATTTCTTACAAATGGCGGCAAAGGTTTATTGGATCTCAGCCAAGGCGAAAACCCAGAACAAACTCTTGCAGAAAACGGATTTGTAGTTGAGAGTCTCTACAAGTCTGACAATATAGTCTATGCTAAAATCGATGAGGCAAAGACAAATATGAACAGTTTTTACACATGGACAGAAACCAAAAAAGAAGACTGCTGGAGAACATTTCATTTGTGCGTTGATCTTACGTCAAACAAGTCCTGGTTTCATTCACAACATATCGAAACCATATTTGAAGGATCGTCTTTGACCCCGCAGTCTTTATTTTCAAGTCTTCTGAGTCTTAAGACTTAGCACGATAACAATGTATAAGAGATGAGCTCCACCCGTAATAAGACAGTAAAACGAACACAGGATGATATCAGTGGAAATACTGTATTCACGCCACTCATGAATTTTTTACAAAAGGAAACGGAGTCTGCATTTAGGAGACCGTGGCACAGATTAGAGCGTGGTCTTCGCATGAATAGGCTCCGTCTCTTTAGTGATGAGGAGGCGAAGCGCCTACATTTGTCCGAGCAGGAAAAGAATAATCTGTTTGTTCTTTTGAACAAGAGCTTGGAGAAGAAACTTCTGAATAGTAAAACCGCTGTTGTGTACGATATGGAAGAGGAGAAGATCAAGGAGATCAAGGGTCTAGTTACGCATAGAAATAGCGCTGGAGAGACTCTCTTTCAGCTTCTAGACCGCAGAAATGCCGTGACATTTAGACGCAGACCAAATTCGACAGACCTATCAGAAAAAGACAAGGAATCTAAACTCTAATTCTATAATAAGGTAGGTAAAACTTGAACGGTCGGCATGTTCAGCGAGTATCATGAAATGTTCAAACCTGTATGCGAATTTGTAAAAACATCAACTGATATTTTACCGTATGGCGATCATCCCACACTCTTTACAAGCTGTTTTACTGACAGCTATTCATTGTTACAGTACAGTCTTCGGGAGTCGGAACTCAGCGAAGCAAAGAAAAAGAAGGCAGAGAAACTCTGCGAATTTGTACATAATGCTTATGAACAATTCTTGGAGCATGCTATTAATCCGGAATGGACTAGAAAAACAAGCGATGAGCGCGAGTCTATGATTACATCCTTATGCGCGCGTCCTCAGATCGAGCAGAGAACACCAGCATGGTATGCACAGGCTCTTACTGTTTTAACGGCAAGTGAGTTCTCCACGCTTTTTGGATCTGCACGTGGTCGTGCGGCTTTGGTACAGGCGAAAGCGAATCCTGTGCCGCCGGCTCCACATTTGCGTCCCTCGGCTTTACGAAGCGATGAGATTGGACCGATGACATGGGGTGTGCGATTTGAGCCGGTCGTCAAGCAGATTGTCTTCAAGAAGTGGTCGGCGGAGATTAAGGAAATGGGTCGTCTGATTCACGCAACCGATCCATTCTTGGCTGCAAGCCCCGATGGACTCATTGTAAAGTGTCCACACAAAGAGAAACTCGGTCGTCTGATTGAAATAAAGTGTCCGTATACACGGAAAGTCGGTGGCGATATTCCGTTTGATTATTGGGTTCAGATGCAGATTCAAATGGAAGTCGCTGACATTGACGAGTGTGAATATCTAGAATGTGAGCTCGTTTCGAAGAGACCAGGTCTGGAGGTCGTTGATTTGTCAGGATGTAAGATGACGGGCAATGTTTATTTGTGGGGTAATGATGAAGGTAATCTAGTTTACGAATATGAGGATGTTAAAAAGGATGGCTGGACACTTCAGGAGACAATACCATGGGGTCTCTTGAAGTATCATAATAAGGTTGTGCGGCGTGATCGGGCGTGGTATGAATCTACGCATATCTGGCGCCAGGCTTTCTGGAACGATGTCGATCGGGTTAAGAAAGGTCTTGATCTTGTTGAACCGGTCGCACCGATAACACCGAAGGCGAAGGTATGTGTAATTAAGGATGATAGTGATTAAATACTTGAATTTAGTGTCTGCGGTTTGTAAAATGTCATCAGAAGTTCCTTAAACGGTATCGAGCACGTATCAGGATACGCATGCTTGAAATTATTTGTCATTTGTTTGTAATTACCCACCTGTTCAATCCGTGATTGAAAAGATGTTTCATAGCAACAACCAGACTTTATATCACTGTATTTTGCCGTCGCCTCTGGTAGCCAATCGTTGAGCGCATTGTATGCAGCTCTCGGCTTATCTAGAGTCGCCGGCGCAAATTGTTCCTGGAATCCTTCAGGAAGACGCAGTCTCTGCTTTGTTGCAAACTCTGGCTCCTTCGTTACAAGTTGAGAAGGCAATAAGAAAAGTGCCAAAAAAAGTGTTAGAACTATGAGGAAGGGCTCTAACTTCATCTCTTCTTTATTTATGTTTTTGTTTTTAGCCAGTCGCATACCGGAGAGTCCACGCCCTCGCTTCATGTTCGTACTGTGCTTTGTTCGTCTTGTATAAAGTGGCAATATCAGGGACGAGCGGATCATCCGGATTCGGATCATTCATCAGACTCGCGATACTCAAGAGAACCTTACTAATTGTGAGAGCCGGCGACCACTGCTGTTTGAGAATATCAAGGCAAATGAGTCCAGCCGCATTCACATTCGGGTGGTATATTTTGGTAGTAAACTGTACATGCGGCGGCTTGAAAGGATAATCAACAGGAAACTGTATCTTAAGCTTGAAGAAACCCCCAGCATACGGGCTATCTGCAGGACCATAAATCATTCCTTCCCAGCGAAATAGATCCGTCTCAGTCTCCGGTCCAGCGCTACAATTTGATGGCGGATCCTTCTTAAGATCCAGTAGTTCTTTCGTGATACGTCGGGCAGACATGCTATAACTTGTTACTAGACTTTAACCACTTCGTATCCGTCAATTTTTTAGGTGTCTACCGGTGATGCTTTGTTAAATTTAAGATCCATCACCAAATTAGTCGTTGGACATTTATTTTAACGAAACTTTAGTTTCGTTAAAATAAAGTCACGACGTTAGTAGAATGAACGTTCTTCCTGTACTTTCAGAATTTCTCGGAGCCTTTCTACTTGTATTAAGCATCCTGGCTACAGGAAATGCCTTCGTCATTGGAGCAACTCTTACGGTCATCATCTTGTTGATCGGAGGAGTCAGTGGCGCCCATGTAAATCCGGCTGTATCTCTTGCTATATTCTTGAAGGGCGGACTCTCCGTCACTGAACTGCTCGCATATTTGGGTGCGCAGTATGTCGGCGGTATCTCCGCCCTCTACGCCTACAAGTCATTCGCTTAGAAATAACGCATATAGAGAGCGGCTACAAGACACACAAGAATGGCGGCAGCCGGCGCAGCCACAACGTCACTCTGTTGAAACCCTTCACTTGATCTAAGCGGTTTTGCACAATCACTGCTCTGATGACTCGCAATTGCCGAGCCATCCGAACAATACGACTTATTTTTTAGTTCATTACTGTAATCATTTTGTGAAATCCATGTGTCAAGAACCCATTTTGTCTGTTTAGATCCACCTGATGACCGATCGATGTCGCCTCTATCCGCAATCCACACGTCGCCTTCATTCGATGATAGACGTCCAGTATGATCGCCAACTGGCGCCGTAATTTGTTTACACCGCGCATATCCTGAGCCGAGAACAGTATTTACAATCGGTATGGGATTTAGTGCTCCTTGAGCATCTTCCATAATACCGGGCGCGAGACCACGTAAGCCCGGGAGACCAGCACTTTCCAGAGCTCTCCTTGTTGCTCTACCCATCGATTCGCCTGTCGGAATTCCAGCAACATAGGTCCACATATCGGCGCCATTCGAGCATGTTGCACCCGTCTTTGTAAAATAATTGACACCCATCGGAAAAAGAGGCATTCCTCTAGTTAACGATGACCCAGATTCACCGAATCCGATCATGTCAGAATAGTAAGCAACACCTTTTACAGCATTAATTACAGAATCCAAACTATCTCCTTTCCTAACGCCGACATTACCAGGCATAGGTAGCTCTCCACCATAATCATATGATGGTCCCATAAGATCTACATCTGCTCCGATCGATGCGGTAGGGAGAACTGAGCTTCGTGTTTCATTTCCTAGTTTTTTGGGGTCTGTTGCCATTCTCTATCTATTAACGTCGTGACTTTATTTTAACGAAACTTTAGTTTCGTTAAAATAAATGTCCTACGACTAATTTGGTGATGGATCTTAAATTTAACGAAGCTCTTTGAGCTTCGTTAAATTTAAGTCTCACCGGTAAAACCTAAAGTTATTTCTACAAAATCAACCAATGGTAAACCTTACACTAGCAATTCCTACATGGCGGCGATGGAACTTTTTGGAAAAGGTTTTAGAGCAGTATTTAGAGAATCCGCTCATCGAAAAACTCGTTATTTGTGATGAGACAGGTGAAGATGTAGAAGCAATCAAGAATAGTCGCTTTGCCCTAAACAAAAAGCTCGTTCTTCATGTAAATGAGAAGCAGCTTGGAATGTATCATAATAAGCGCAAATGCTTAGAAATTGCGGCAAAGAACGGTGCAGAATGGGTATCCGTTCTCGACTCCGATAATCTGTTCTCCGATGATTTCTTTGAGACACTCTGTGAGGCAATTGAAAAGCAACACGACACAAAGCATGTATTTGTTGCCAGTCAAATTGTGCATTTACAGAAAAAAACAGGTCATACAAAAGTTTATACAGCGCATTTTGCAGGAATCAAGATTACAAAGAAAAGCTGGAACGATATTTTTGATGTAGCTAATTGGAATTTTCTCTTGAATGACGGCAATTGGACTGCACATAAAGATGTAATTAAATGTTTCAATGATAAAGCAAATGAAGAACAAATTCGAGCGGTCGATTCACTTTTACTTGCGAAACAAATGGTCGAGGGAGGATACACATATTATGTTGTGCCTGGTCTGAAATATATACATACTGTACATGACGACAGTGAGTGGTTAAAAACGGAGGCTATTTCACTTCGTCTTTTGAGGACTACAAATTGGAAAATAGAAAATTGAAAGATAAAGGTGTTTGAAAAACAGAGTATAAAATGAGCGCACTCTTTCCTTCGTTGCTCAACGATAAGAAATCATACACAGACAAGGAACTTGAGTGGTTTTCGCTTGATACTAAAGAAACAGAAACAGTAACAGTAACAAAAGAAATTACATGCCCTGTCTGTGAATCTACGCGCGATGACTGGGATGTAGAAGATTCCTGTGTTTGTAAACGATGCGGAGAAGTTCTGAATACACAAATTGATCAGAGTGCTGAGTATCGGTTCTTCTCGGCGGAGGACAGAAGCGGCAATGATCCGTGTCGTGTTGGCGCACCAACGGATATTCGGTTTCCATCCTCCAATCTCGGCACTATTATTTTACTAAAATCACAAGGAGGGAATGCTTCAAATGCTCGTGCAATGAATCGTATTCGCAGGTATCATACCTGGAATATGATTCCGTATAAGGAGCGTTCTCTTCTTCAGGTCTTCGAGCAATTTGCCTTAGCTTCTCTCAATAACGGTATTAATGGAAAGGCAATAGATACAGCGAAGCAGCTCTATATTCAGCTGGTTGAACACTGTGACAGGCGTGGCATGTCTAGAAATTGCGTCGTTGCTAGTTCTGTTTACGCCGCACTCAAGATTGTGGGTGAGCCGAGAAAACCCAAAGAAATTGCGGACAT